CCGCTGCTCCCCTTGCCGACCAGTCTGACGAGGAGCTGGAGCGGAGCATCGTGGAGGAGGCCGCGAGCATCTACGACCGCCGCGGGCGACACGCCCTCGCAGCGGCGATCCGGCGGGGTGAGCTGCCGTTGGCGGAGGCGGTCTGACCGCCGCCCCGCGCCGGACCCTGCTGACGGGTGCGCGCGGCGCGATGGCGCTCCGGCAGCGGAGGACGGCCGCGCCGCTCGCCTACGCGCGCCTGTGGCACGTCCCCACGCCCCGAGCGCAGAGCCAGCGGCAAGCGGTCCAGGGCGTCGCCGGGTGCGTGGCGTTCGCCCTCCTCGGCGGCAACGGCAGCGGGAAGACGGACGCCGCCGCCCAGCTCGCCGTCGCGGTGATGATGGGGCGAGGGCATCCCGCCGTCCATGCGTGGCTCCTCGCCAACGGGCTGAGCCCGGAGACGGTGCCCCCGTACCCGGGGCGCGTGCTGTTCTCGGCACTCACCTCCAACGACTCCCGCAAGGTGCTGCGCGAGAAGGTGCGCCGGCTCATCCCCGAGGGCTGTACGTGGCGCAACGAGTCGGGCGACGGGGAGGCCGAGGTGCGCCTCCCCGACCGCGTGGGCAACGGTGGGGTGATCGTCTTCAAGTCGAACGACCAGGGCCGCCGGGCCTACCAGGCGGACGAGTTCGACGTGGTGATCCTCGACGAAGAGCACGACTCGGACGTGTTCGGCGAGTGCCTGATGCGTGTGGGCCGGCGCCCGTGGAAGGGCTGCTACATCGTCCTGAGCATGACCCCGCTGAAGGGCATGACCTACGTTTACGACGACTTCCAGAGCGAGCCCAAGCCGGGCTACCGCTTCGCCGAGGTCGACGGGCGCGACAACCCCTACATTGACCAGGACGGCCGCGCCCGCCGCGTCGCCGGGTATGGAAAGCACGAGCTCGCCGCGCGCCAGTCGGGCAAGTTCGTGGCGCTTGAGGGCCGCGTCTACGATGACTGGTCCCGGGGCCTGCACCTCGTTCCCGCCCGCACCGTGCCCCCGGAGTGGCCGCGCTTTGCCGGGATCGACTTCGGCACCTCCAACCCATTTGCGTGCGTCGTCGGCGCGCTCGACCCCACCGACAACGTGTTGCACGTCCTCGCCGTCCACTACCAGGCGGGGTGGACCTGGGAGCGCCAGGCCGAAGCCGTCCGCGCGCTCTTCGACCGCCACGGGTGGCCGGAGATCGTGTGGGCCGACCCCGAGGACAAGAACGCGCGGATGCAGCTCGCCGAGGCCGGGATTGCCAATGTCGCCGCGGTGAAGGACATCCGGCCTGGCATCAACGCGGTGTCCACCCGCCTCGCCGTGGACGCCAACGGGCGCGTGCATCTCCTCGTCCACGATGAGACGTGCCGCCCGCTCATGCGCGAGATCGAGGGCTACTGCTGGGCGCCGCGCGTCGGCCAGCGGGACGCGCCGGACCTCCCCATCAAGGCCAACGATCACGCGATGGACGCGCTCCGCTACCTCTGCTACGGCCTCGCCCGGCAGTCGGGGATCGGGGCGTCGTCGGGCTGAGAAACAAGGCAGCATCGTGAGCAACGCGGGACGCCCCCGCGCACACGCGCAACGCTGCCCCGTATGGCGTGGGAAATCCCTTCTCTGGCGACCCTGACCGATGGCGTCTCCCGCGCCTTGGGGTTCACCACGACCGCGCCGACCGAGGCGCCGAAGGGCATCGCCACCACGTCGCCGCAGGGGCCGACCTTCAGCGTGACGGCCGCGATGTCGGCGGTCGTAAAGTTCCCGTGGCCGCGCGCCTGCGTGGACGCCATTTCATCCGACCTCGCCGGCCTCCCGCTGCGGCTTACCATCGGCGAGGGGCCGACCGCTGAGGTGGTGGACAGTCACCCCGTCCTCGAGCTGCTGAGGAAGCCCACGCCGTCGATGGACCGCGTGCTGTGGGAGCGCCAGCTCTGGACCTACCTCCTGCCCGTCGGGTGGGCGCCCATCCTCGTCATCGGGGACGGCCTGCCCGTCGCGCTGAAGCTCCTGCACCCCGAGCGGTGCCGCCCGTTCGCCGACACCTACGGCGAGTACGCCGGCCTCCAGTACCAGCCGCAGTCGGGCGGGATGATCAACTACGACGCGGAGGCCGCGCTCCTGGTGCGCCAGCCGTCGTGGATGGCGGGCGACAAGGAGATCGTAGGCGAGGGGCTGATCTCCGCGTTGGAGGCCGGGCTCAACAGCGAGCACGCCGCCGCCAAGCACGCCGCGAAGGCCGCCAACCGAGGCCGACCCGACATGGTGATTACGCCCGCCGACAGCGACGTGACGCTCACCAAGCCGCAGCGGGAGGAGGTCGCCAACGAGGCCGCAAAATGGCTCACCGAGGGCCGCCCGGCGTTCGTGATGTCGGGGCACCTCAAGGCCGAGTTCCCCGGCTTCACGCCTCGTGACCTGGAGTTCCAGGCCCAGCGCACCCTCACCCGTGAGGAGACGTTGGCGGTGTTCGGCGTGCCCCCGACGCGCGTGGGGCTCCCCACCGCCAACTACGCCACGGCGCAGGCGCAGGACACGATCTACTGGACCAGCCTGAAGGCGTGGGCCGCGCTCCTCGACGGGGTGCTCACGCAGATCGCCCGGCGCTTCGACCCGCGCTTCACGCTGACCCACGACTTCAGCCAGGTGCCCGCGTTGCAGGAGTCCCGCGACGCCCGGCTCAACCGGGTGATGTCGTGGACGATGCTCGGCGCCAGCGGAGCCGACGCCGCGGCCTACGAGGGCTTTTCCGACGCGCCGCTCACCTCGGCGACCGAGCCCGCGACGCCCGCGGCGGACCCCAACGCGCCCCCCGCGAAGGGCCTCGCGCACCTCTTCGTCGTTCGCGACGCCCCCACCCCGATCGTCCACCCTGACGCGCTGGTCATCCCCCGCGACGAGGCCGGGCGCTCGGCGGTGTGGCGCGGGTGGCTCGACTCGACGCACACCCCCTCCGAGGTGGTGATGGCGCGGGCGACCCGGGCCGCGCTGAAGGCACAAGCCGATCGGCTCGCCGGCCGCCTCACCAGCGCCCCCATCCTCGTGGGCCAGCGCAGCGCGACGGTGAACCGCGACATCGTGGCCGACCTCGTGTCGCACCTGTTCCCCCCCGGCGAGTGGGGCACGTTCGGCGAGGCGCTGCGCGAGGCGCTGCGGAACACCATCTCGGCGGGCTTCCGCTCCGGCTCTGCCCAGCTCGGGCGCGCGTGGCGCATCGACGCCGGAACGGCCGACATCGTGACCGATCGCCGCCTCGGCGAGCTCATCCACAACGTCACGCCCACCACCCAGCGCGCCGTCGCCGAGCTCATCGCCGACGGCATCGCCCAGGGGGAGAGCGTCAACGACATCGCCGCCCGCCTCCGCTCCGACGCCGCCTTCCGGCCGTCGCGCTCGCTGCTCATCGCCCGCACCGAGACGACCCGCAGCCTCACGGCCGGGCACGTTGCCGCCTATCGGCAGTACAGCGACGTGGAGGGCGTCCACGTCCGCAAGGAGTGGCTGAGCGCGCGAGACGGCGAGGTGCGCGACGCCCACGCCATCCTCGACGGGCAGGCCCGCGAGGTCGGTGAAGCCTTCATCATCGAGCACGGCGAGTACGCCGGGGCGAAGGCGGACGGCCCCGGCCAGTTCAGCCACCCCGCGCTCGTCTGCAACTGCCGGTGCACCACTGTCCCCATCACGGAGGCCGCGTGAGCGACCCTACCCCCATCACCCGCGGCATCAGCCGCGCGATCCGGCGCGAGGTCGAGATCGGCGGTGTCGCCAAGCAGGTGTTCGTGGCCTCCACGGACATTGTGGACCGCTGCGACGACATCGTGGACCAGACCACCTGGAAGCTCGACAACTACCGGATGAACCCGGTTGTCCTGGTCGATCACGAGTACGAGGCGTGCTCGGTGGTCGGCGCGGGCGCTGTGTCCGTCGTGCCGGGCCTCGGGCTGGTGCTTGAGGTGACGAAATGGTCCCGCAAGCTCGAAGCGCAGGACGTGATGAACGACGTGGAGGACGGCATTATCAACGCCGTCTCGGTCGGCTTCTCGCCCGGCCGCATCGTCATGCGGCGCGACCTCCCCGACGGCGACCCCCGCAAGTCCGACGGCTACGGCTGCGTGTACTTCGACTGCGAGCTCCTGGAAGTCTCGATCGTCGCGGTGCCCGCCAACCCCGAGGCCATCGCCGTTCGCAGCGCCCAGCGCGCCGCCGTCGACCTCGACGCCATCGCCCAGCGCACCGCTGACCTGGTGCTCGACAAGCTGGCCGGCGACCCCACCTACGCCGCGCTGCTCGCCGACACGGTGCGCGGCAGCGGCCTGGACCACCTGTTCCCCAAGGCGGAATCCCCCGCCGAGGGCTCCCTGTCTCACCTGTTCCACAAGAGCTGAGGTCCACATGGACACCACGATCGACTTCAACACCCCTCCCGCCAACCCGGCCGAGATCGTCGCGCGCTTCAAGGCCGTGGCGAAGGAAAATGCCGACAACAAGGCCGCGATCGAGCGCGCCGTGGCCGACTTCGGCCAGAAGCTCCGCGTCAACGAGCAGGCCATCGCGCTCGCCAAGATGCGCGAGGTCACCCCGACCGGCACCGGCGACTTCTCCAAGTACGTCGGCACCAAGGGCGCCATCCTCAAGTCAGCCAAGGATACCGTGACCTTCGCCGGTCAGCAGGTCACCGTGGAGCGTGAGGGCCTGTTCACCGACCGCCCCGAGAACGAGTGGCACCACGAGCTGATCCGGCTCGGTGCGACCCGCTCCGTGGCCCGCGCCGTCCGCGGCATCGGCAACACCCCCGAGCTCGACGCCCGCATCCTCGCCCACGTCGCCAAGGCCCCGGCCGCCGGCGGCTTCCGCGACGCGATCGAGAAGTCGATCAGCGACACCGCGAGCTCCGGCGCGGAGTGGATCCCGGATGTCCCCCTCAACGCGCTCTACGAGGAGTTCTACCTCAAGACCGCGGTGAGCGACCTGTTCTCGGTGACCCAGATCCCCGGCCCGGTGATCATCCCGACGATCGTGGACAACGGCCGCCCCTACCTCAAGGGCAAGGCCAGCTCCAACGACCCGAGCCAGTACACCGCCTCGGAGCTCACCTCGGGCAGCAACACGATCGACCCCCCGGGCTTCGCGATGCGGTTCCTGATTGACGACTCCGCCGCCGAGTCCGCGATCTTCGCGCTCATGCCCGAGGTCGCCCGCCGCGCCGCTCGCGCCATCAACGACGGCTACGAGGACGCCTGCATCAACGGCGACACCACGGCCACCCACGAGGACACCATCGCCTCGTGGAACATCCGCAGCCGTTGGGGCTCCAGCGGCCTCGGTGGCGCCGCGGACCACCGCCGCGGCTTCAAGGGTCTCCGCCGCATCTCCGTCGACCGCAGCTCGACCACGGACA